CCATTCATCACCAAGGCAAGAGTCTCCTTGGAATCATTCCAGTAAGTCGATCCTTGGTCTGTAGGAATCGTTGCTGGAGAAGTGTTATACTTAACCGAGGTGGCTTTTAGGAAGTGCGCGCCAAGGTCTACATCGGCATTCGCCCCTGTGTAAGGCACATAATTTCCATCAGGAACCTCTACTGGGGGTTCTGTAGTTCCAACAACAGAAGGAAGAGAAACGGGAGTTGCCCCGACTCTTACTTTCCTAGCTTCACTATAATTTATCTGAATATCAGCCATTTATCTGTTCTGTTAGTTCTAACCTCCACTCTCTTCGGTAGACATCGTACTCAATATAATTGATGATAAAGTTCGATCCAAGGTAACTAACCGATCTGGTTGGGTCTGGCTCGGTGGCGGTCACTCCATAAATCTGTCTTTGAGGCTGTACCCCCTTCGCATTTGCCATATCCAGAACTATAAACTGCAAGAGCTTCAAAGACTCAATTCCATCTCTAGTCCATGTTTCGGAAACTGGGTAAGGCAATGTATTCAGCTTGAGTGCTGATGTTGACTCTGAAGATTCGGTATCTCCTTGATAAATTTCCTTGGAAGGGTAAACCAAGTTCCAGCCTACGTTGGTGGTTCCTTTTACTGAAACCTCCTCGTTAACCATCGCTGAGTTTTCCTCGATTTTCATCTGGAATTTTCTCATCACCAATGCATGCTGGTGTCTTGTTCCAGTGTTCAATATCAACTGGTACAACCTGACAGTAAGCTCTCCTGTTTCTGGAATCACCGCTTCTGGAATAGTCAATGTATTCCACTGATTCTGGTTCAAGAATGGGAACTGCATCACTGTTACGGTCGAAGTCCAAGCAAACTCAGTATCATTGAACCTGTATAGGTACTTAGTCCCAACTTTGACCATTATACCGAATGCGTGGCCGTCGTATGATGTGGCAGGATTTTCCCCAACTGGCTGAATCAGAAACTCGAGAGACAAAGTGAATACATTTGAGGCTTGCTGAACGATTGACAAGTCTGTCCCGTAGTCCTGAGAGGAAAGCTCGATATAGCTGATGTTTGGATCGGCTACCCCAGCGGTTGTGGTAGTAGTCCAGATTTTGCACCCTACAAACAGCGCGCCAGACGCAAATTGAACCAGCGCAGTATCACCAGATGGAACCGATGTAGGCTGTCCAGAAGGAATGGCTTTAATATAGTCCCAGCGGTTTAATCTGTATGTGTTTGGCGGTGTGGCTGTTGGTGATGTTAAATACCAATCGTCCACATCTTCAAATGAATATTCAATGTCCGCAGTCTTGGTTGACGGTTGCAGAACACCCAACTTTAAAACAGCGGTGAACTCATTGTAAGCGATGCTTTTAACAACCTCTGGATTGCTTTCGATCCCGTCAGCACCATTGATGCACGGGAAAGTGGCTCCGTTGTTCAAAGTTCTGGTTCCTGTAGCGTCTCCAAGACCGTCAAAGTCAAAATACTTGATGGTCGGCTTTCGGTAATCCTCGAGTCTGGTAAAATAGAATCGCTCTCTCCAAAGATATACCCGTCCAGTAAAGATGTTGGTCAATCTTCTCAGGTAGGTGTCACAGCTGAGGTATTGATTCACAATCCCTGCTGGCCCTTGGTACTTCATGACATCACCGTTCTCAAACAGGCATGCCTCAGATGGAATAAATTGAGTGAACGGGCTTAGAGTCCTATTCATTCTGGTTTCCCATAGCGAACATGCTACCGAAACTGGTCTCCTTGCCTTAAAAGTCTGATTCAGAACACCTGCCAATCCGTAAATCGCTGGTGCAGTCGCCTTCCAGATATTAGGTTCAGCTCTAGTGTAGTCCAAAGCCCCCATTCCATCAATCGCAGTCATGGAGAACACGAAGTCCTTGTCTGAAAGCTCGTACCTGATCTGGTTAGGAGACACAAAACCAGTAAAGAACGGATTTACCTCCCCATTGATGTAAACCCTGACCCTGTACTTCCTGTTATCTCCAGTAAGCATTGAATCATAGCTCAATGTCGTGGTATTGGCAACAAGATTTAATACCACTCTGCTTGGGACTACCTCAGCTGAAACAACATCTGCGCCTCTTTCTCCCCAATAGAATCTCACTGATTCCAACTTGCGCTCTTGTGAAGCCCCAACAAACGCAAACTCCTCAATAGTTACTTTGAAGGCCGTTCCCTCGATGTCTGTTTTATTGTAGGTGTATTTCAGACCATAGGTATCCGATGGAATGTATGTACCACTGATCTCTGCTCTTACCGAAGTATCTCTGGCTGGCATGACCATATTTAGAGTCAATCCAGTATTGACAAACAGGTTGTTGATATACCAGTTAACTGTAGTAAACCCAGCGTCCAGAGCCATTGTAAGGGTCAGAGAAGTTCCCTCCTCTACATAAGCAAATGCACCGCTCGCACCTGTCACAGTGAGCGTTCCAGTGCCCCCGATGTATCCAGCTTTTAGTCTGTATTCTGCCATTATGCGTTTGCTGTTTCAGTTCTGGTGAGAACCAGTTTAATATCCGTTCCAGATACTTTTGATGTCAATTCAAAGTTGCCAAATCCAGCGAATCCAAGACCTCCAGCGGTAAATGAGGTTCCGATTGCATTAGCTGAAGCTGATGCGCCAGCGAAGCCTCCTCCTCCAGCCTTTTGTCCTCCGAATGATGAGAATGCACTAGAAACCAAAGCCAAAGCCGATGCGATAAATGGCGCTAAGGTGAAGAAACCAACTGGGCCAAGGGAGGCTGATGCCTGAGTAGCTGAAGATACGGCTGACGCTGACGCTTCAATGCTTTTAGCCTTGGAGATCGCTTGTGCCAAAATGATAGACTGCCCAACAAAGTCTCCTAGAGCAGATACAAATCGTCCCATTGCCCTATCACCCCTGAAGAAGGTGTTTGCGATCACATCACCGATCCCAGAAAATACGTTTCCGAGAAGAAGCGCCTTCTCTCTGATAAGCTCAGCTTTTTCCTCGAAGTTACCAGTAAACCCATCAAGCTCTTCATTCACTGCCCTGAGCGAGAAAATGGAATCGACTAAAAAGCTAAATGGGTTTCCACCAAGAGCTTCGCCAGCTGAAACATCCTTGATTTTTCCATAAATAGCTAGAAATTCACCAAGTGGGTCGTTTATAGCCTTAGCTTGCTCTTCGAAGGTTTTAGCGTCTGGAAGCCCGAGAAATTCAGAGAAGTCTTTTGGTGTTATAAACTTCAAGTCCTCGGCAGGTGTTATGCCTTTTGACCTACCTAAAGCCTCTATTAGCTTCTCAAACTTTTCTTGGTAATCCTTAACATTAATCGTGTACTTTTTAAGATCATCATCAAGGTCGCCAAGAGCGTTATTGGCGTCTTTCGATCCTCCAACAACTCCTGCAAACTCTAAATTAAGAGACTTCCATTGATCGGAAAGATTTTTGGTATCTGTACTATTTTGATTAAGAGCATTGGTAGTGTCTACCGCCAAGGTGTTTCCAAGCAACTTTAATTGATTGTCAACAGCCAGTATTTCGCCAGTTAATTTCTTGTACTGCTCTCCAGCCTCAGTAACAACTGTCCCTCCAGCGGTCGCAATGGTTAATGGTTGAGTGATTTTCGCTCTCTCTTGCTCCAGCCTATTTTTCTCTTCGATCAGCTTATTCTGCAAATCTGTCTGTTGCTGTTCCACTTTAAGCAGTGAAATACGCTCTTTGGCAATCCGAACTAGCTCCTCTTCGATTGCAATAGCAGTCGCTCTCTGAGTAATTGCGCTAACCACATCTAGGTAAGCCTGACCAAGGCCCTCGGTCAGAGCTTTCTCAATGCTCAGGTTCTTTGTGATGTCTGGCTGAATCTCCCGAAGCGATTGATAAGCCTTAGCTCTTTCAGATAATGGTCGGTTGGTATCTTCAATTACATCCTTTAACAAAGACAACTTAACTAACTCATCCTGAGCGCTTTTTGCAGAGTTAAGCCTAGCTCTTTCAACAGCACCTAGCGTCTTTTCCAATCCGCTCAATGTATCGGCCAACTTCTCCGATTCAGTCTTAAACTCCTTAGTGCTTTCAGTGGAATCAAACATCCCTAACTGATAAGCGGTGAATGCAGAGGTGATGGCTGAAACCGCCAAAAGACCCAAGTTGATCGGACTGATGATACTGGCAAACGACTGAGCAATAGCTTTTCCTGTTGATCCAGCCGAAGCCCTAACGGCAGAAAAGTTACTCGCCAGCTGTTGCAAGTTGTTACCGATACCGATAATGCCAAAAGGGGCATCTTGAATGATTCGGTTAAATTCCTGAGCTACCCCGTTAGACGCACCTACTTGAGAGCGGAACTGGGTCTGCGCCTTGGTTGCAACATTTACAGACTGAGCATATCTACTAGCTTCGGTTTTCAACCTGCCATACTCGACTCTCTGCTCTTTAAGATCGACATTTAACTTCCTGATCTCATCGTTGTAGTCTCTTATCTGCTGACTCGTTGTCCCGTCAACAAGTTTAGCCTTTCTAAGCTCAAGTATCTTATTCTCGAGCTTCTTGATTTCAGCTTCAAACTGCGTAGCCTTGGCTTTGAACTCGTCAATCTTTAGATCAACGACCCCCGTGAGTCTAAATATGTCCATCTGAGTATATCACTTTCCCCGAACTTACTACAAATCCCCCAACTTTCCCCATTTTCGCCATCGAAATATACCTCGAGGCGTCAATAGCGTGGTCATTACCAGCATTCGGCCTGTTGATAGCATTCCCGTTCTTGTCCACTTCCCACATGTAGTTTCTCAGCTCCCTGATCATATTCACGGAGTCCGAAGTGACAAACATCGGGTTAGCCAACATCAGGGTAATTCCAGAAACGATGGAATCCCGTCCCTTTCTGGCCTTTCTCACCCCCTTCAACCCATATCTCCTCAGCTCCTCGATACTCTTCGGCTCTGCTGAGTCAGCGATGATGGTCGCACTCGGGTCAATCCCCATATCCCGAACTCTGGTTGCAATATCCCTGTTGGTCATCCCCTTCTCATACAGAACTTCCTTGAAGTAGTACCCCTTCCCGTGCTTCCACATGCCGACCATTGAAGTCGGATCGTTCGCAAACCCAAAGTCCAGCCCGTACCCCATCAGCGTAGCCGTCGGAGGTATAACATCCACTTGAACCCAGTTCTGAAAGATCACGCCCTCCAGCGAACCTTGGTAGCCCATGCCATACACTCTCCACCACTTCGCCCAATACTGATTCTTGATGTTCTTGTCCGCAAACAGGTCTTCCTCTGCCAAAAACGGATCATAAAACCCCTTATCCCGACATTCCTCCAGAACTGACACAATGCTCTGGGGCAACGCCTCGTTATCCTTGTAAGTCAGCCTGACAAACCCCACATCCTTGCCCTTCATCACGTTCTCGTCTACCCAGAACTCCTCCACTGGGTTGTAATCCAGCCAGACGCTACCGCTGGTTCGGATATTCAGCTGAAAAAAGGTGTCGTACTTGATATTGTTGCACTCGTTGATGTAAAGATCGGTTCTTCTTGGGCCACGAACCTTGCCGTCGTCATCGGCCGAGAAAAACTCCACATAGCTCCCGTTGGCAAACCTGTACTTCATCAGTGTGGTATTCCAGTGCGCATCACTCCACCTGCCCGTCTCCCTCATGATCTTCTCAAAGTCCTTCATGGCGCCCCGTCGGAGATGCGGAACGGACTCTGCCACAATGCTGATTTCACTCCTCGGAACTCTGGTTGCCTTGTCGATAAGAATCGGCAGAATGCCAAAGGTCTTGCCAGCTGACGAGCCTCCGCAGACCACGTTGATACGGGTTCCAGTCTTGGCTAAGTCACGCATTTTCTTGATGGCTGTGGTGTAAACGAATCCTTGGGACATGTTCAGAACGGATGGTGAAGACGCAAGATAGGCTATAGAGAGGAAAAATGCTGGCTAAATTTTTAGGAGGCAAAGAGCTTATTGGGGGGTAGAGAATTATGGAGACCCCCATGCCCTGCCTCGATCTCCAGCAAGCCAAAAACGAGGCATTCCTAAATAATCAACGAAGCGCCTAGTTTGAAACGTTTTTCCAGCAAAAAACCTATAAATAACCTGCAGGCTATTGCTTTGAATACCCTTTTTTCTATTTTTGGGCATGCGTAAAAAAAAAGCTATGAAAACTAAAAAATTAATTATCCTGCAAGCCCTTGAAAATCTGGTAGTTATCAGCGGGCTAAGTGCTATTTTATTCACTGGTTTAGTCCTTATCGGCCGTGAATTTTCAATTTTCTCAAACCTATTAACTTTCTAATCCTATGCAGTTTGACCAACACACACTCGATTTACTGGCTGAAATTGCCCTATTCAAAGGCCAAGACCTGAAAGAAATACTTTCTGAGGCTGAAACGTTAGGCATTTCTAATTATCACGCTGAAAATACCAACCTTTCAAAATTCGGCCTGTTTAGGTGCGATAATGATGGGTGCATTTATCATGAAGACGATTTAATAATTACCTATGAAGACGAAAGCATTCATATTTCAAGCGCTATTTATTGCGATACATCGGCCCGCTGGTTTAATGGCAATAATTATGAAATAGAAAGTTTCGGCCCTTATGGCCGTCGCTTTTGCTCTTATTACTGTGACGAAATAATGAGTGATGGCGAAGCAAATATTGGTGGCTATACAGTGACTTATATCGACGGCGAATACTTTGATAGAAGCTATTTATACTACTGGGAAAGTGACGGCGAATACCACAAAGAGGCTGAACCCGAATATAATTTCAGTTATCACGGTTCAAATCCAGCATTCAAATGCACTATAGAAGGCGCGAAGATTGGATTTGAAATAGAGAAAGAAGATTTGGACGCCAAACAGAGTGTTTATGCGCATGAATTACAAAGTGAAACAGGATGGGGAAAGGAAAATGATGGTAGTTTATGCGCAACTACAGGTTTTGAACTGGTTAGCCCTGTTTTTTCCCTGCATGAATCAAAGGATTATTTCAGAAATGAATTTGGCCGATTGAAAGAGCTTATAAACGCGGATTATTCAAGCAATTGCGGTGGTCACATTAACTATTCGCACCCTGACTATTCAAGCGCTAATTTGTTGGAAAACATAAAGGGCTATTTACCACTGCTTTATTCTATTTATGAGCATAGAATTAATTCACGCTGGAGTAAGGCCAAAAGCACCAAAGATTTGATAAGGGACGGGGAAAAATACCAAAGTGTTAATTTGAAAAGGCATTGTATTGAGTTTAGGATATTTCCAGCTGTTAAGAATATTGAAAACCTGCTTTGGAGACTTGAATTAATCCAAATCATAGACCTGCATAAAACCAAAAGTCCTTTACAGGTTATTAATTGGATTGCGGATTTTAACCACCCTTTACACTTGCATTTATCCAAGGTTTTCAGTTATGAAAAACTATTACAGAAAGTGCTTTTGATAGCCAAGTATTCGCAAAGCCTTGAAAATGTAACTATTTCAGAAAGGGCGCTAAGCGAAACGGAAAACGCATTAACATTACCCGACCTACTTAAAAAATAATTATCCAAAACTATAAACTTAAAAAAAAATGTGTATTGCAATTCTTAACCAAAACTCTAATCCAGTCTCAAAGACTTACTTTCAAAACAGCCTATCCAATAATTCTGACGGCTTTGGTATGGCATGGATTGAAAACGGAAAAATAAAGCTGTTTAAGTCCCTTTCCACGGATTCAAAGGCCCTGTATAAAAAGTATTTAAAGCGCTTTGAAAATACGGAGAGCCCTATTCTACTCCATTTCCGTATTTCGACAAGTGGAAAAATAGACCTATCAAATACGCATCCTTTCCACGTGTCCGAAAACCTAGTATTCATGCACAACGGCATTATTTCGGGCCTAGGTAACGCACTGGAAAACGACACACGGCACTTTAATAGAGTTTATTTGAAGCATATTTCAGAAAATGACCTGCTTTCTAATAATGCAATCCAAAGCCTTATTTCTGACCGTATAGGGTATTCAAAACTCGTTTTTCTAAATAACCAAGGGCAATTTTCAATTATAAATGAAAGGTTAGGTATATGGGAAAGCGATGGCAACTGGTATTCGAATAATTCCTATAGTTACGGCGCTTACTCTTACGGCGATTATTGGGAAAGCTGGAAAGCTCCAAAAGCCTCCAAAGGGTGCAAAGTCCCAAAAGCTGAAAATGAAAGTGAAGTTTATTCGATTTGCAGTGGGTGCGATGGTTACGGCCTAACTTCATTCAATAACTCTTTCCAAGCATACCTTTGTAAAGAGTGTAAAGACTGGATAGAAAACGAGCTTTAAAACTTGTTTTAATTCAAACTTTCAAGGGCCTTAATTAGGCCCTTTTTTATTGCTTTCTTTCCAATAACCAAAGGGCTATTTTTTAGCCCTTTTTAGCGCTTAAAATTTCAAAGTAATGGTAAAGTATAGGTAAGGGTAAAAAGTCCCCGTATAAGGCAAAAAAACAGGCAAAAATGAAAGGTTAATGAAATATGAATACCCGTAAAAAATGGGCTAACTGAAAACAGCCCTTTGAACTAATCTATTAGACAAGTTAAACTAATCTATTCGATAAGTTGAATTAAGGGCCTAGGAGGCTAAAGTGGCACTTTTTGTAGGCATACCCCCCGTAGTATTTTTTTGGATTAAAATAGGATAGTGTAGCTGGGCCAGCCGATTTCCAGAACTAGCCCAGCAAAAACAGCTTATTCGTTTATCCGAATATGCAATTTAGACTATGACTACTCGTCGTTACCGAACAGAGGTTGCTCTACAAACTTGAGTTCCTGCTTCTCAGTGAGTCCATTTAGCCTAGCCGTGATGCTCGGGTTGTAGATACCAGCCATGCCTCCAGTGATCTGCTCTTGGCGTATTTTACCCTTAATAGCGCGAGAGATAGCGGAAAACTCGGGATAAGTCCCATCCAAATAAGGATCAATATCAGGAAACCCAATATACCCGTTATCAACCAACCAGCTCTGAAAACCCTCCAATACCAATGGTCTCTGTCTTCTCCTATAAACCTCCGATCCGTCCTTTCCTACAAAGTCATGAACCAAAATGGGGTTTGACTCTACCCAATTTTCATATTTACAGAAGGCATCCCATAAATCCTCTGGACTTTTAAAAGCTCTTGGCCTTCCTTCGTTTGGTCTTGATCCGTCTGCTCTCATATTATCAGCATTTAGTTTTTCGAAATATAGCACTTCAAGACTATAAAGGAAAGCGGAAAATGTTGCTACCTGTTGCTACCCTGTTGCCACCACTGCTAGCAACACCAAACTCACTGAACTACAGCAACTTAACACCAATGTTGCTACGTTGCCAGCAAAAAGTCACAAACTTTCTCTGGGGATATAAAATAATTATCACTAAGCAACCACGAAAAGTCACTAATGTAATCTCTCTCTTTATAAATCTATACAACTACCTAGCAACAGTAGCAACATAGCAACAAAGTGGTTTTCCAGCAAACTGAGGCCGATTTTTGTTGCCAGCACTGTTGCCATGTTGCCAGCACTTTTCGCATTTTTCAATTTTTCTCAATATCCCCTTGGTTAATTCAATAACCCTTTCTACATTTGAATTTCAATAACCAATCTTCTTATACAATGACCACTATTCTATTGGCACTTGCTGAAATTCAGCGAAAATTGAAAGTGAAGAAGGCACATCGAAATGACTTCGGTGGCTTCAATTACCGATCGGCAGAGGATATCATCGAGGCGGTCAAGCCCATGATGGAAATTCACGGTGTTGTACTGCTCTTCGAGGATGAGATCGTCGAGGCAGGGAGCATGCTCTTTGTCAAGAGTACCGCTACGCTGAGCTTGTGCAAGGCGGGCAAGGATGGGGAAGTCGAGTCCGTTTCGGCTACGGGGTTTGCTGGGCATCCCGAAGCGCTGAAGGGGATGACCCTATCCCAGATTACAGGGTCGGCGTCCAGTTACGCCAGAAAGTATGCGATGTCTAGTCTCTTTCTTCTTGACGATAGCAAGAATATGGATGACTTTAACGAGCAGGGTGCGGAGAAGCCTGAGCTTACTCCGAAGCATGAGTTGTGGGAGCCAGCTAAGAAGAAGCTACACAGCGGTAAGACTACTATTGATAAGATCAGAAAGACCTATCTGATCACAGAAGAAAACATTCAACTTTTATTACAAAAATGAAAAACGAAGCAACAACAATGATGCGCCTACTCTTGGAAAGACTGGCCGAGCGAGTAAAGGAAAAGAGCCTTTACACTGGAAACATGATTGGGGGATTGATGGGCGAGCTGGAGTGCTTGAAGCACGGGTATTCCCTTGAGCGAGTAACCCGATCCAGTGGAAGTTCCGATCTGGCAATGAAAGCCAAGGACGGTGTTGAAGTGAAGCCATTTTGGGACTTATTTTACAGAACTTACGACCGTGCGCTAAGCACTGTTCCAGCAGAACTGGCTAGGCACATTACCGAGGACTTGGCGTATGACGCAATGAAGAGGCTGGTGAGCTACGGCCTGACCCCAGAGGAATCAGCACTGGTTCTAAGTAGTGACAGAATGATTTACCACATGGAATCCAATAGCCTAAATGGCGGTATGCCGAACCAGATGCAGTATGTGGCAGACCTGATTACTATTGCCACCGAGTCTGACGAAGCTCATGATCTGGGTATGGTAGACCTGTTCGTTGACGCAATGGCCGAATAAACTTAACAGGCAGGGAGTCCCAGCAACTTTCCTGCCCTTGTAACTTCTAGGAAATTATGATAATCAAATCGAGAGAACAACTGGATAATCTGATCTGTACGATGGTGATGATTTATCCACTGAATCTGAGCTTTGCGTTCAGAAGAGCTTCGGCTGTCACTGGGATACCAGTAGGTAAGATTGCAGGTAGGTACTACAGCCACCTGCGTATTCATCGCCAACTGTTTTGCATCAAGACCGATGAGGTTGAGATTTGGAACCAGAAGCGGATGACTAAAAGTGAAATGACACATGTTGACGATACTAGCCTAAAAGAAAATGAACTTAATACACTCAACGATTAGTCTCGGATTGCTGAAAATGCCTATGGGCGACAATCCTTATCCAGCAAGCGTTGATACCGTGACCCTTAATGTGGTTCACAATGGCACTGATGCCGATCTTAAAAGAGCGGTAGAAGGTTTTATAGACACTAATCCAGATCAGGTCAATGAGATATACCTGATGGTGTTCTGTACGATAATGGAAATTAAGAAATCTGACGGCCAGCTGTTTGAGTGCATGCCGTTTTCATTTATAGAAGAATCAATAGATACAAAATGGAAAGAGAACTAGTAAGCGTGTCGGCCTCGGAGCTGGCATACATCCTGTCAACAACTCAGGAGAAGGCTAATAAAATTATCGGGATCAAGCTGTTTAACGATCACACGCAAGCAGAATTGGAGTGCAAGCTGAACAAGAATCTCAGGATTGACATCTCCAGAATCAACGGCTTGTTTGTCATTGATGTGGAACAGGCCATCATCGACATCCGAGAGAATGCGATGAGCCGTCCGCACTTCAAGAAGTGGCTGTTGTCAGATTACCCTCTCGAGAAACTGAGAGTCGAGTATCCGAAAAGAAAGATCAGGCTTCCAAGAGGATTGCGATCCATGCTCAAGAAGAGCGATCTGGATGAGATCGAGTTCCAGTGGAAGCGACGATACCAGAACACCACATTTCCACAGTGGCACGAATCAGTAGACTATTATCCAATTTTAAAACCGTAAGATATGAACCAAGTACCCGTATTTAAGTGCAGAGCCAGCAAGGCTGGGCTACTACTCACAGGAACCATCGGACTCAGCGCTAAGCAGGAAGCCGAGTTCCAGCAGTTGAGCGAAAGACTCATAGCTTCTCATAAAGGAGAGGCTAAACCGTTGACCGAAAACATGCGAACTACCCTCGAAGACCTCATAGAGAAGAGGGAGAACAAAGAGTTGCCACAGACGCTCAAGTCTTATTGCGAAGAGTGGTTGAAATCTAAGCTCTATGGTCATGAGAAAGAGATAAAATCTAAGTACCTTGAGAAAGGCAAATTGCTTGAAGACGAGGCGATCCGACTTTATAGCCAGTTCAAGGGTGGTATATTCCTGCTCAAGAACGATGAACGATTTGAAAACGATTACTTTACTGGGGAGCCTGATGTTGACGACGACGAGACAATCTATGACTTCAAAAATTCTTGGGACGCTTTCACTTTCCCTCTTTTCGAGACTTCAGCTGATCCTGATCACATCGCTCAGGTCAATGTTTACATGAATCTCACAGGGAGAAGAAAGGGAAAAGTTGTTTACTGCCTACAAAACACTCCAGATACTATGCCTTATGTCCAGCAGTTTGACTACTCTGGTGTGGATATTGGTCTTAGAATCAAAGAGTTTGATGTGGAGTACAACGAGTCAGTCATTGAGGAATTGAAAAGTAGAGTTGTACTTTGCCGATCTTATATTTCTGGTCTTATAAACTCACTTTAATCTATGGCTTTCATTTCGTTGTATCCAAATGGTTACTACTCTGAGAAATTTGGGAAGATAGTCCCAGCAAAAGTTCCAAGCGGAACCATCCTATTCGAAGAGTATATTGAAGGCATTCGCAACGGAAAGTGGCAAGACGAGGTACTAAAAGTTCGAACGGGGAAATGGCCCAAAGAACAAGCTCAGGGGGTGACGGCATCTGGTGTCTTCACCTCCAGAGCTATTGATGGCCTCACATCACACTCTGGTATCATTGTGATGGATTTCGACGCCAATTCCAATCCTTCAATAAGTGTGGATGAGATTTACGCTGATCCATACATTCTGGCTGGTCACGAATCAATCTCTGGAAACGGAGGTTACGCATTCTACATCAAGATTGATCCAGAAAAGCACCTTGACTCCTACTTTGGTCTCGAGGCTTACTTTGCCAACAAGTACGGACTGATTGCCGACAAGAGCTGTAAGGATGTAAGTCGTTACAGATTCGTGTCATTCGATCCAGAAGCATACTACAATCCAAGCGCCAAGGTATTCACCAAGTACCTACCCAAGAGGAGAATGGTTCCGAATAAAGTCGCATTCGTACACACGAATAGCAACATGGATCACATACTCCAGCAGGTTAGGGACAAGGCTGTGAATGTTCTGGAAGATTACTACGATTGGATGAGGGCAGGAATGGCTTTCGCTAATGAGTATGGGGAATCTGGCAGGGATATGTTTCACATCATCTCATCGCCAAGCGAGAAATACAGCAGAGAAAAGACTGATAAGGCTTACAATGCCATGCTCAGAACTGCCAAGAATGGCAACTCTATTTCTACCGTTTACTACCTGTGCAAGAAGGCAGGGTTGGAGATAAAGACCCCAAAGAATCAGGAGATTGAGGAGATAGTCAAGAGCCGAATCATGGGAGGTGTGAAGAATGTCCGTGAATCGGTAATGAAGACGGCCGAACTTGAGGGGCTTGATACGGATGAGGTAGAGGAGATCGTCAGCGCAATGGAAAAGATGCCAGCTGGATCGGTCAAGCCAGCCAATCAGGACGAAGCGCTTAGAGCTACTATAGGATTTCTGTCTAACTATGAGATCAAATACAATGTGATCAGTGGAAAGATTGAGATCGACGGGGACAATCTTACCGACAAGATATTTTCCAAGATTTTATCGAGAGCTTGGAGAGAGGTGAGTACGAGGGTAAATGAGGGAATGCTCAGGCATTTGATACTTTCCTCGGCAGTTGAATACAATCCAATCAAAGACTGGTTTACAGAACGGGCTGAGAAGAAAAAGCCAGAGGGGGAACTGAAGAAACTGTTCAGTTGCATCAAGTATGAAGCAGAGATCGACGGGGTTTATGTCAACAA